TTTGGATTAGGAATATTAAATGCACCACCAATAAATCCTGTTACATCAGAAAGAAGTCTTATACGAGTAATAGTAGCCTGAGCACCACTAGATTCACCTGTAAGAACCATATCTGCTTTCGCACATCCACGATAAAGAGATGATGTTACATTTGCTAATGAAGCAGTATCAACATTCAATATAGTAGAAGTAGATGAATATGTTACAGGAACACTTTGAGATATTTGATATGGATTTGCCCCATATGTTTTAGTTGGAGCATTATATGGTCCTTCTTTATGATTAGACTGTGCTACTCTGAAATGAATCTGTGAATTTTTTCCAGATAATGTACCACTAACTCTTTCACCTACTTGGAAAGTGCCTGAGGTCATAGTTATTTCAAGTAGTTTTGGAGTACAGTAAGAAGTTACTTCCTGACCATCAAAGAATGCATATAAACGAGTATTAGGTTTATTTTGTTTTGATATAAATTCAACATCACGAGATCTCATGAATGGTATTAGATCTCTACTTACCGTTCTATCTCCCTGAGATTCTCTCTGACTAAAATCTTCAATGATTCGTCTTTGAGTACCTGTTCTGCTACTTCTAACACTTTGCTCAACTTCTACTGCTCTTTGATTTACACTTTCCTGTACTCTAAAATCACCCTCAGTTCGAGTACGATGTACATGTCTACGAGCACCAGTTACATTACCAGTTATAACTCTTCTTCCTGTCCAGAAGTCTGACCAAGATCCCCATATCTGAGCACCTAATCCAGTCTGAGCATCAAACCCTTCATTAGCAGCAAGGTTTGATACTGTAGATGCAAAGTCACCTTCTCTATTAATAACACGAGCATCAATTCTAACAGTATCAACCCATGTATCAGATTCAGGTGTTAAATCAATTATTCCATTCCAATACGCAACGATAAATGGAGTTACAGATTCTGTTCTTGATCCAAATGGTTGCTTAGAATATTCTTGCTCCGAATAATCAAGAGTAATAATATCATTATTCTTTCTTATGTTAATACCAGTAATAGTATTAAAATTCAAATCAGCAGTATTATCAACATTAACTACTGGACCAAATTGTAGATCTACTGAGTTTGTATAATGTTTTGGTCTTAATTCATTTTTGGTTGGATCAATACTATTATTAACTTTAAATTTAGTATCCTGAGTACTAAAGGTTTCAAAATTATCTACAAAGAATCCAGACTTAAATCTGTTTAATCCATCAGAATCAGGTACAAAGAAATTAGCAGTATTACTTTCTAATAAAGATAGACTGGTATAGAATTCTAAATTTCTAATTCTTGTTTCCAGTTTATTAATATCAGTCATTCTATATCTCTTATAATCTAAGAAATTTATAGAAGCTTGTGAAACATCATATAAGTATGCTGGTAAATTGATGATAGCAACTTCTAGTGCTTCATCTATTTGACCTGGTGCTTGAGGATCTTCTGCTGGTGTACCATATACAACTTGGAACTTACCATCTTTTGTTAAGAAAACCCTATCAATTCTTCCAAGATAGAAAGAAAAATCAATAACAATAGATTCATCAGATGCAAGTATATTTGTTGCAGTTTGTCCTGCTTGATTAAATGTTCTTCCTGCAAATGTTAGAGGAGAACTAGAACCTTCACTTACAGTATAATCAGACACTCTTGGTCGAATGTCAATCATATCTGAATTAGCAAGTCCATTAACCTCTTGTATTTCAGTAGAATAATCAAAAGTCTTATATGAATCTACAGTGGTAATATCTCCTGTATCAGTAGAATCATAGTAAGCACTTTCAAAATATATTTTTACTTGTTTTGCAGGAGCATCAAAATCAGGTTTTCTAGTTATAGTTCCATAATTGTAGAAAGTATTTTCTTGACCATTATTAAAAGTAAATTCATCAGAAATATTAAAACTAGATTCTGTTATTGTGCTGACAACACCTTGAACTGAGGATTCTTGGAATATTACCGTTTCTCCCTCATTGAAAGTAAAATCGTTTTGATAAATGAAAGTAATTGTATCTGCATCAGATTTCTCAGCAACAATAGCAATTGCATTACTATTCTGTCCTATTAGTTGCTCTCCTATGATTAATTCAGTGGTTGTTGTAGAAGAACTATTTAATGAAATAAGATCCATTGATGGGGCAGAACCAGTTCCTGAAACAGTAGATGATTCATAGATTCCATGCATATCAATAATATCAGGAACATTTAATGAGATAGTTTCATCTTCTACTCTGGTTCCATAAGGATAATTACCATAAGTCAAACCATTATTAAGAGAAGTGCTTCCAATACCTGATCCTTCTAATTTAGACTTATCTACAATAATCGAATTAACTCTTTTCTTAATTTTATTCTTTGCTGTCGGTTTAATTTTCTTTAAAGTAGTTATAACCGAGACATTACCACTATCAGTTGCTGTGCTTAGGTTAAGAATATCAAGAGTAGTCATTCCATTACCAAAAACTAATCTATCAGATGTTAATTCTTCTGTAGTGCCATCTGATCTGAAGACTGCATATCTCTCAGGATCAAAAGGAAGGAAAGTTTCATTTTCTCCTGCACTTATTGTATTTGCTATTCTACTGTTTGCAATTGTTTCTCCACTATACACTTTTCTTATAGAAATAGAAGCATCAGTTAGATCTACACTTGAGACATCATGCTTAGGAAGTTCTGTGTAAAGAGTAACCTCATCGGATGATTCAAAATCAGTAGATACAATTTTGAAATCAGATACTTCAAGAGCACTTGTAGGCAATGTTCCATTAACTACACCAGAAACATTAGCAACTCCAGCAACAGTGATTGTATCAGTACCAACACTAGTAACTCTTGCCATGATAGGATCTCTATCGGAAGAAGAAATATCACTAAACTCAACTAAATCATTAATTTTTACTAATTCACCAGTTCCAGGAAATAGTTGGTTAGTACTTCTAATAGTACTAATAGTACCAGCACCAGAAGCAGGTGATATAGTTGCAACTCCTACATTAAACTTAGTAGTTTGAATTACATCAGCACAGAAAGTATTAATACCAACTACACCATTATTAGTTCCCCATAATGATTTTACATTAGATATACCAAACTCAGTAACTGCTACTGCAACTCTTCCATTAGCAATACCATTAAAGGTAAGTGCTTCATTTTTAATAAAATTACCTGAGGTTTCAGTAACAGTTAAAGCAAGACCTGATGAGACTGCATATCTTAAAAATCCAGTAGCACCACTATTGTTACCTTTAATAAATGTTCCAGCACCAAAAGTACCGTTATTACCATCTTTACTTGTAGGAGGTTGGTTTATATGAATTTCAGTAATAGTTTGAATATCATACAAAGATACATCCCATTCATTTAAATTAGCATTGGATGTACTGTAAGAACCAGTTTCTAACGCAAAATCATATATTCTTGCTTGACCTATTTCTTTTCCTGGTAAATTAGCAGAACCAGGTTGAGTAGTATTGGTTCTTTGATCTCTTAAACTTACCACATAAGTATTACCAATACCTATTGTAGGTGATCCATATATTCTATTAAGTTTTAGAGCAGGACCAGTTTTATATTCTATTGCTTGATCTTCTAATGTTGTTGTAGTTCTTGGTTTTTGTACATCTAAAAATGTAGGTGAAATAGTTTCTATCTCATATCCACGAACATATGCCTTTCCTCTAGAAAGACGATAGAGTGCTAAATCCTTAGATGGAGTTCCTCCAGTATAAGTAAATTGACCTTCTTGGAATATTCCGTTATTACCAATATTATTGTTTAAAGAATTTACAACTGCAACATCAAAAGGTGTTACATAATAATCTCCTGACTCCTCAAAAGTTCTACGAGCAAGTTCATCTGCAAATGTATTATATTCAGTGTTTTGCTTTTTAGATCTTAAAACTCCTGAATCAATAGTTGCAAGTTCTACGAATGTATCATCTAAGGTATCATCTAATGACTTTTTAAATAAATTAAGAGATATTTTTAATCTATCAGCACCTGGTGCAGAGTAGTTATTAAATCCTTGCGAATTATCATTTAAAGTTTCATCAAGGTCAGGTGTAATTACTTCTTCTAAAATATTAAACCCAATCTTATAACTTGGAGTATTTCCATATTGATCTAATATAAGTGTTTCACTATCAACATTAAGGAATTGACCTCTAACAAAATAGACACCATTTTCTACATGAAAAGCAGATCCAGTGGCAGCAGCATCATTTGCGATAGTAGATGCAAATGGACTACCAACAGATATAGTTGTATTACCAAGAAGTCCTGAGGAAATAATAGCATTGCATGTTAGTTCTTCAGCATCAGAAAATGTTTCTGTAGAATTATTGGAAGTATTAGACCCAAGATAATTTACATAAAGAGTAAGATTTCCGTTTTCCGAATCTTCCGCAGATAAAATTTTATTAACATTTGCAGTTACACCAGAAGTTTGTCCTGTAATTGTAGTGCCAATTAATTGATCTACATAAGCAGCAACAGGAACTCCTTGAAATTCATTATTTAATTGAATACATGTATATTGTGAAGTATAACTCGTATTTCCAGGTATTACCTTAGTTCCTTCTTTAAAAAAATGTTGACCAAATTTCTCAACTTGGTTCTGCAACATTGATTGCAGTCCAGTTAATTCCCGTGCTTGTACTGGATATCCAGGTTTAAATAGCACCCGATAATAATCATTAGCAGGATCATAATCATCAAAATATGGTGATACGTTTAAATTTGTTAGCTGCGGCATGATTTCTTAGAACTGCAAGATTATTTTAATATCTTCCTTCTGAGTGGAGGATCTTGTGATGGATGGTCGATTATCAACATAAATTATATTTCCTGAATATTTTTTAGATTCAGGATTACCAATTCCATTAGTAAATTCTTGACCCAAGTAATAGGTTCTACTATTTATTACGGTAGATACACCTGTAAATGAGGTATCAATTGCTAAATTAGAACCAGTAGAAGGCACAATAGTTAAAGAACCACCTGTTTCAGGAGTTGATGTAAATGCATTCAATTTAAATCCATAAGTAGGATTTGTAACAGCAGCTCCAACTGTGTTAAATCCTGCAAGAGATTTGTCTTGCCAGTATTTTAAAACACCTGTAGTTTGATCATAATTAATAACTCTTCCCGCAGCAGTTGTTCCTGTTGCAACAGTTTGTGTAAAATAAGCATCAGCAGTGAAAGTAGCACTACTATAACCTGCTCCTGACAATCTTAACGCTGCTGCTGCAGTTGCTTTATCAACTGATAAAAGAGCAGTGCTATCAAATGCTTGTGGATTTTCTACTAATCCAACTCTTGCTATTTGATTACCTGTTACAAAATCAGGGTTTTCGTTATCATTTTCAATTCTAGAATATAAAAGAACGTTGTATGCACCAAGTTCTCTATAAATGTCTTTACCATGTCCTCCTGAAGGTGGTATAACAACATCTAAAACTGGTCTAGTAGTCCCAGTCGGTACACCTCCTGCAACCAAATCAACACT